CTGAGCATCATCGGTATTCAAAACTTGGCTGTTGATGTCGCTGACCGCTATACTGAAGTAGAGAAAAAAAAAGAAAAGAACTGCCCACACTGCGGCGAACAAATTTAGGGGCATCTACTAAATGGCTCGAGCGACGACGATCCACAAAAACCCAAAGCAACATAAAAAAAAGAACTTCGGACAGCAGAAGTGGCTTCCAACTGATAAAGATTATCAAACAATAGAAGCACTGGCTCAAAGAGGCTTAAACTCAGGAATTATCGGGTCCTACTTCGGATATAGCGCCTCATGGTGGAGTGAGGTCAAAAAGAAATACCCTATCATTGATGAAAAAATAGCCTCAGGAAGAGCAAAAGGAATCTCATTCGTCTTCAATAAACTCTGGCAAATGGTCGAAGATGGGGACCAAAAAGCAGTCTTTTACTTCCTCGATAGAGTCGCAGGCCTTCGACAATCCTCCGGAATAGAAATCAATAACAATAACTTTGGCGACACCCACAACCAAAACAACATTCAATTCAATATCCAAAATCTTGATGATCAGTCCTTAAAATTGCTTGCATCTCAAACGTCTCACCTCTTAGACTCAAATGGACGAGGGGAATCGAATGACGACAGAAAACCAGACTGAGTTTCAAAAAAAATACCAAGAACTGCATAACGAATATCAGATGCTCTGCGCACAGTACGGTGACAGCATGCTAAAAATTCGTTACTGGACAGAAAAGCAAGAAGAACTCCAAAAAGCTATCGATGCCCTCGGTGAAAAACAAAAAGAACTGGAAAAGAAATTCCAGGAAACACAGGGTAAAATTGATGAAGTTAGTGGAAACGGGATTGCCCCTGAAGCTCCGGCCAGCGCTGCAGACGGATAGAAATTTCATAAAAAGCTGTTGGATAAAATCCTTTATGGAAACGCCTTTCGGTAGATCTATGAAGCCTTCAATCTATAAGAAATTTCAAGGCAACTTAGTCGAAGACCTACTCACTAGATCGATCACAATGATTCTTTGCAACGAAGAAGTGGAAGATGAAATCTATACATTCGTTTGCTATAGAAAACCATCCGGAATCCTGATCGTTGATTATATATACACAAAACAACCATACAGAAAAATGGGACTGGCCAAGCTTTTAATTAATAAAGTTATAGAATCCGTAGAAGATATAGACACCCTTTACTATACCCATAACAGATGGAAAAATGACCTGCCCCATTCCTTCGCAGGCGTCTCCCTAGTTTATAACCCCTACCTTTTAAACATGAACATTTGAAATATGAGCAGAAGAATTAAAATCACAGAGCCAGAAGAAAGATATCAAACAGATCGCAAGCATGGTCTTCGCGTTTTCCTCAATCAATTCGCAGATAAGAAAAAAGGTTTGCAGCACCCCAACTGCTATCTTTGCAGCTCCGCCAAAAGCGACAAGTTTATTAAAGTAAATTCTTTTGAAATCGATCACGATCCATGCTCAAATCACATCATCATCAAATGTAAATGCCACGGAGATCAAATTGAACTTCGACAAGATCTCCAAGACCTACTGTTCTTAAATGAAATAGATACCAGAATGGTGTTTAAACCAAACCAAGGAATCCGTGTTGACGGAAGAATCCTAGCAATTATTCCAAGGAGATCAGCCCATGACCAAACCTACGCTTATTAAAGCTGCTTACTTCTATCAGTCCGTGAATATTAATAATAAAGAAGTTCTATCCGTCCAGGCAGGCAAAGACGTTCGAGTCTCTAGAAAAACTGGCAACTACGATCTCCACTGGGTAGATAATACCCTTCACGTCACTTACACTGACGGCTCCCTAGACATTATTCCTATCGGTAACATCAAAAAGATGACCGTCGATGTCGAGAAAACACAACAATTATGGGAAAAAGAACAGCAAACGCCGACAAAAAGCCCAGTAAAAAGAAGACCAGGCCGCAGATTAACGACAAACAAACAGCCAGAGCTTTCCTCCTAGAATATGTAGTCGAAAAGCACCCCTACTTTAAAAGTGGAAACCTAACAGATACGCTTTTTGATAAACAAAGGAAATTCATCGCTGATCCCNCAAGATTTAAGTCTGCCCTGTGCTCAAGACGTGCCGGAAAATCCCGTACCGGCGCAGTGGGTATGATCGAAGCTGCTAAAAAATACCCAGGCTCAATCGTGCCCTATATTGCTATGACCAGACAAAGCGCTAAAAATATTATGTGGCCCACAATGATAGAAATGAATCACCTCTATCAGCTAGGCATGGTGCCCACAGAATCAGCTCTCGAATTTGAAATTCCAACCGCAGGAACCCCCTCAAAAATCTTCATGATCGGTGCTGATCAAAAAGGATTCATCGACAGACTTCGGGGCCCTAAATATCCAAGAGCTGTTATCGATGAGGCAGGACACTTCGGCTCTCACATAGAAGCCCTTGTAGACGACGTCCTAGGACCCGCAACCGCTGACTATGGAGGCGATGTATGGGCACTAGGAACCCCAGGGCCAGTGCCAGTAGGATATTTCTACGATATCACCACTAACCCCAAAAACGGATTCTCTAACCACCACTGGACCATCCTTGATAACCCCTTCTTTCCTAACGCCAAACAGTTTCTTGAAACAGAAAGAACTAGAAAAAACTGGGATTTTCTTAATCCCACCTATGTTCGAGAATGGCTAGGTCAGTGGTCCCATGACAAGTCTGCCCTTATCTACAAGCTAAATGACTGGAACATAGTCACCGATGAACTCGATCATAGAATCGATTGGCACTATGTCCTAGGAGTCGATGTCGGATGGCACGATAAAACAGCCTTTGCCCTCATCGCATATTCTACAGAGTCGTCCGTCGTAAGAGTAACCAGCGTCGATTCATTTAGTGAAATGATCCCCAGTGAAATCGGTGACTATATATTGCAAATCATTGATGCCTATCAACCAACTAACATCGTCATGGACACCGGAGGATTAGGTAAATCCATTGCTGAAGAGATGCGTAAACGATTCGGAATCCCTGTAAAAGCCGCCGAAAAAAAAGAAAAGATGGCAAATATAGAGCTTTTTAATGGAGACTTACAAAGAGGGATGATTGAAATCGATTCTAAAAATATAGATCTCATTGATCAAATGAATACTCTTCAAAAAGCTGACAACGGTTTGGAGAATCCAAACATGTCTAACGATAACTGTGACGCTACTCTCTATGCATGGCGAGAGTGTAAAAATTATATTTACCAAGAGCCAATGCCAAAGTTAGATAAAGACTCAAATCAATATATGGAGGAACAGTGGGAAAAATTAGCAAACAAAATGACGCAGGATTCAATGAATCAAAATCCAACAGCAGACCTCCTAGATCTTTAGAAGAGCTGATTGAGCTTTGTAAAACCCATAACATCGTTAAAATAGAGATGGATGGAATGAGCCTTGAGTTTGGCAAACATGCTTCCTCAGTAGAAATGAGTGATGATCAAATAAGAACTGAACTTCAAAAGTTTAGGCCAACTGCGGATGAGCAGAACAAAGAATTTGAAAAAACGCTGTACTGGTCAGCATAAAAGAAATCGAAGGGGATAAAATGAAAAACTTTAAAAAGTCAGAGGGTGCGAATTTTGAGCTGTGGTATAAATTAGAAGAAAATGTCTATGAGTCTCTCTACTCAATGGTTAACTTTTTTTCATCTAATCAGTCTTGGAAAGAAGCCCAAAACCTAAGAGCCTTAAGACTCTATGGGGATTATAAGAATGTAGGCCTGGCAGCAAGTCAGTATGCTTTTCAGGGCCAAGAGACCTCAGGCGCTGGAAGTAGAATCACCTACAACGTGATCAAAAGCGTATGTGATACTTACCAGGCTCAAATAGCTAAACAGAATACAAAGGTGACTTTCTTGACCGATGGTGGCGACTGGTCCATGCAGCGAAAAGCGAAGCTTCTAGAGAAGTTTATCGGAGGAATCATGTATCAAACCAAAGCCCAAACGAAGATGAAAATGCAGGCTCTTGATAGCGCTGTTTTTGGAACAGCTGCCCATAAGGTTTACAGGCAAGGAAAGAAGATTTGTTTTGATAGAGTCTTTATAAACGAGCTTAGAGTCGATGAGGCTGAGGCAATCTATGGACAGCCGAGAACTCTTTATCAAACCCGCGCTGTTTCACGTGACACTATGCTAGCGGAGTTTCCAGAGCACAAAGAAATTATCTTAGAAGCAGGAGACATCACCAGGGGAACACAAGGTTACCAGAACATGGCGGACATGATAACAGTCGTTGAAGCTTGGCATCTACCAAGTGCTAAAGACTCAGGCGATGGCCGTCATGCAATTTGCTTAACCACAGGTGATCTATTATTTGAAGAATACACAAAAGATCACTTTCCTTTTATCTTTACCAAAACAGGAGAGAGACTTCTTGGATTCTGGGGACAAGGCTTTGCAGAACAGCTCACTGGGCTTCAATATGAACTCAACTCAACTCTTCAAACAATTCAGCTAGCCACTCGCTTGTGCTCAGTGCCAAAGGTTTTTGTCGAAATAGGCTCAAAAGTCGTACCAGCTCAGCTAAATAATGAAATTGGCGGAATTATCTTTTATTCAGGACAGCGCCCTACTTATCAGGCAATCCAGGCTGTGAGCCCTGAGCTGTTCAGACAGGTTGACACTCTTATTAACCGCGCCTATGAACTCGTCGGCTTGTCCCAGCTCTCTGCATCCTCTAAGAAGCCCGCAGGCTTAGCTTCCGGCGTCGCTCTAAGAGAATACAAAGATGTAGAGAACGAGCGGTTTGCAATCATGCAGCAATCCTTTGAACAAAACTACCTCACCTTAGCCGGTTATTTCATCGAGCTTGCCAAAGAGATTCATGAAGAGTTCGGAGAGTTTGAGATTTCAGCAGAATCTAATAAGGCTTTAAATAAGATTAAATGGAGCGAGGTTGACCTAGATAAAGAATCTTATCGGATGAAAATCTACCCGTCCTCAGCACTTCCTACTTCACCCGCAGGTAAGCTTGAAAAGGTGATCGAGCTTTATCAAGCCGGTTTCTTTAGTAAAGAAGAGGCGTTTTCTCTTTTAGACTTCCCAGACTTAGAAGCAACCTCTTCTCGCATTGGCGCGGACTACAACGACATTATGATGGTGATTGAGAAGATGATTCATGAAGGAAAATATCAAACCCCTGAGCCTTATCAAAACCTTGAATTAGGCGTGAAAGAGGTTCAAAGATCTTACTTAAAAGCTCGCATGGATAACGTGCCGAGCGATCGCTTAGAGTTACTCAGAAGCTGGATCTCACAGGCTCAGTACATGATGAACCTTGCTACGCCTCCCCNACCACCTCCTCAAATGGCAGGAATGGGAGGAATGGGAGAAATGCAAGGCATGGGAGCTGGGGATGCTCCTATCGCATCGGCCATGCCGAGCCCAGTAAGCCCACTAGTACCACTACCAAACGCATAAACAAAACGACGGGGGAATCTATGAAAACAGAAAACACACCAACAACTGAATCAGTAACCGCTCCAGCAGAAAAAGCTAAACATTTACAAGAAACAAAGCCTATAAAGTGGCAGGTTCAAAACATTAATCCTAACGCACCGTACCAAAGTGGGCACCCATCTTCGATGAATCATTTTAATTATGACGAAGCTGGGATTTCTGAAGAATCTAAAGGAGAAGAAAATGAGAGTGAGAATGAGGAGAACCAAAGTGGAACCTCTGCAGGAGAAAACACAGATAAGAAAACCGACAAAGAGCCCAGTGATGGATCAGAAGATAAGTCTGATGAAAAGACTGAAGATAAGCCTAAGAACATGGAAGAAACTAGGTCGGAGCGTCTTAGCAAAACTCTCAATGAAATCGCCAAACAGCAATCTGAACTCAGAAAAGAAAGAAAATCTCTAGAAGAACAAAGGCAAAAAATCTCTAGTAGTTCACTTGATGAACTTAGAGAAAAAGCTTCTAAAAACCCTTTAGAGGCAATAGAAGCGCTTGGGCTTGATTATAACAAGATCACCGAGTTTGTCTTAAATGGATCAGGAGAAGAGAGTCTTTCTAAAAAACAAGAGTCTCGAATTGCAATGCTGGAAAGAAAGCTTACTGAGCGAGACGAGCTAGAAACAACTGAGCAACACAGATCTAAAATAAATCAGTTTAAAGAAAATATCAAAAATGAACTGTCATCTCAAACGGATAAGTACGAGCTAATCAATACCGGCGAAGAATATGAAACTGTTTACGAAGTTATTTTGCAGTGTCATCAAGAGACCGGGAAAATGCTCACCCTTGACGAGGCAGCGGACTTAGTTGAGAATAACCTTGAGACGAATTTACAGGCTCAGCTAGAAAAACTTTCGAAAACCCAAAAAGCAAAAAAGTGGGGATTCATAAAAGAAAAAGAAAGTGTTCAAGCCGATTCAGTAAGTTCAGATAAAGTCACTCCAGAGCAAGACCA